GTCTGCTACTCTTCTTACTCCAGAATCTCCTGCTGAAACTAGTCTAGCATAATCATCGTTAGCCATAGCATTTGTAATTGCATAGTTAATTTGACCTGCTGATACGTCAGTTATTGAACCTACATTAAATGAATCTCTTGATGCAGGACCACTTGCTTCTCCATTAATATTTGTCCAAGCCTTACACAAACCCTGTTGCAGATTAGTCGTAGTAGAATTACCTTCACCTGTTACGGAGATTGAACCTGCTGTGGTTGTGCCTGTAAGAGTGTTAGTCTTTACTGTACTCATGCTAAATCTCCCATAATCATAGCAGAACCTATAATAGTATCTGTTACTAAATTACTTGATGCACCTGTAAAACTAAACTTTAATGAACCTACGGCTACAACAGTTTGATGTCCACTATCCCCTGTAACCATTCCTGTTCCTGTATCATTGTTATTCGCTGCTAGTGCAAAAGCATAATCATCGTTTGCCATATTATTTGTAAAATTAGCACTATAAGTTCCTGTTGAATGGTCTGTCATACTGCCTACATTATTTGAGTCTCGTGCTGCCGCATCAGTAGCGTCACCATCAAATTGCACCCAAGCCTTACACAAACCTTGCACCATATTCTGTGTAACACTTGTTCCACCATCTGACTCATACACAGAAGTGTTTTTAATTCTTATGTCTACTCCTAATGAACCACCAGTTTTTCTAATTGTATCTGCTAATAATGTACTCATAATGTTACCAATGTTCCACCTGATTCTATTGTAAGAGTCACTCCACTTGCAACTGTAAATGGGCCAGTGACGTTAGCGTTCTCTGTAGCAAGTATTGTTATATCTGCTGTTAATGATTGAGCATTTGTTCTGAACAATCCACCACCTTTAAAGTTACCTTTGTTCTCAGGAGCAGGTGTTATTGTAGATGCTTGAGGAGCTAGGTAGTTTACGAATATATTACCTGTTCCACTTGAAGGTGCGGCAGTAAAAGTTAGAGTTGTACCATCAGGTATTGTATAAGCTGTTGTATCCTGTACCACGCCATCTACAGATACAAGCACGTCTTGTACAGAACTTACGGCTGTTGTTAATGTAAATGTTGTATCACTGCCGTCACCATTAAATCTTTGTACGGCTGTTGTACTTTGATACGCTGTTGCTACATCTTTACCTATATACGGCATATTATCTCCTACTCACTAATGGCATCAACAACAGAAACCCAAACATCTGCTGAACTTGCTGTACTACTTTGCACTTTCAAAACATCATTATTCTGCATAACAATTTTAGCACCACCATCTAAAATTTGAATTGCTCCACCACTAGGAACTGGTGCATTTTTAACAATGTAAAAATCATTTGAGCCATCATTGATAAATACATCTATTGTAATTTGACTTGTTGTTGTATTTGCTACATTTATTCCTACTATAGCATCATCTGAATTTGCTGTTCTTAAAGTAGAAGCAGTTGTTCCCACATTCCTTGCTTTATCTCTTTCAAAATCTTGTGCCATTACATTCTCCTATTCACAAGGCAATCGCCATAGCTGTAGCGAACCCTTTTGTTGCAGATGTACCTCCTGCATATGTTTTTATATCTGATGCAGGTATTGTTTTCATTGTTCCACCATCATTTACAACAATACCATCTGAGTCAGAGACTGTTATTGAACTACCAACAGATGTATTTCCATCTAATAAATTTAACTCTGATGCCGTTGCTGTAACACCATCAAGAATGTTAAGTTCTGCTGTTGTGGAAGTCACCCCATCCATTATATTAAGCTCAGACGCTGTGGCTGTTACTCCGTCAAGAATATTTAGTTCTGCTGTTGTAGAGGTTACACCATCCATTATATTTAATTCTGATGTGGTTGCTGTAACACCATCCATTATGTTCAACTCTGTTGCTGTAGCTGTAACATTTGTTCCACCTATATCTAAAGTGGTCATTGATACTTCACCAGCAACTGTTAATACACCATCTGCAACTGTCATTAGATCAGTGTCATCTGTGTGTCCTATTGTTGTGCCATTAACAATTACATTATCAACTGTAAGTGTAGTAAGAGTTCCTAATGATGTAATATTAGACTGTGCTGCACCTGTTACAGTTGCTGCTGTGCCACTGACATTACCTGTTACATTACCTGTCAAAGGCCCAGAAAAAGCATCAGCAGTTACTGTTCCATCAAAAAAAGCATTTTTAAATTCTAAACTAGACGTACCTAAGTCTATATCATTATCTGTAACAGGAGCTAAAGCACCATCAGAAAGTTTTATCTGGTCTGCACCATTTGCCCTAAATGTAATTTGATTATCTGTGCTAAAGTCTATATCATTGTCAGCATCACGACCTATTACTAAACTTGCATTGGTAAGTGATGTAATACCTGTTTGTGATGCGTTCACAGTAAATGTTAAATCATACGGATCGCCATCTGAACCAGTAGAAGTGTCTGTCCAGTTTATATCTAAACCACCACCTTCTACAAATTTAACTTCTTTGTCTTTTGTAATCTGTACTTCTGTGCCATCACCATCTTCTAAAACAAACTGCATATCAGCTTTTTGAGCATCAACATAAGCCTTAATTGACTGTTGTGACGCAATCGCTGTAGCACTGTCACTCGCCATGTCATCTTCGTCTACAAAACTTTTTCCGTCTAAGATGTTAAGCTCTGATGCCGTTGCAGTTACGCCATCTAAAATATTTAATTCTGCTGTAGTTGAAGTAACCCCATCTAGAATGTTAAGCTCTGCTGTTGTAGCTGTTACTCCATCTAAAATGTTAAGCTCTGTTGCAGTGGAATCAATAGCAGCTAATTTAGTAAAGTCAGCTTGCACTAAACCAGATACACCATCTAACAAGTTTAACTCTGTAGCTGTTGCCGTAAGTGCTACATCTTCATTTATTTTTGGTGAAGTTAATGTTTTGTTTGTAAGAGTTTGTGTTATATCCACAGCAACTAAATCTTGTGTTCCATCGTCACCACTGTCAGGTAATCTTAAAGTGTTTTCAGCACTAGCCGAATGTGGTTGTGGTTGTAATGTTTGAAAATGTTGATTAGATACTTCACAATACATTTTAAGTGAAGCTGGTGATCCACTGTTTGATTTAAAATCAATAACACCACCATTGATTGTAAGGTCATCTCCTACAGTTATATCACCAGATGTTGTAAGACTCGATAAAGTTCCCACAGATGTGATATTTGTTTGTGCCGCACCCGTAACAGTTGCGGCTGTTCCACTTACATTTCCTGTAACATTACCAACAAATGTGCCATTAATATTATTACTTGCATCTTTAAACACTGCTTTATCAGCAGGGTAAGTACAGAATATTGTTCTTGTTCCAGAACCCCAATCTACTTTTTGATCTGTCGTGCTATTTGGAACGTCTTTAGCTTGTAGTATTGTATCTCTTGAAAGAGTGTCAGGATCACCATCAGTAAATGTTCCTATACCAATTTCAAAACTTGTATTGTCTGTGCAAACATAATAAACAGTGTTACCATCACCAACTTGAATAAAACCTTCAAAACCACTTACTGCACCAGCTAAGTTAAATGTTCCAGTTCCTGTAGTGGTTGTGGTTTCTTTAACTCTATCTTTTATTACTAAAGCCATTACTTCAACTCTATACTTAAGTTTGTTGCGTTAATTCTAAATATATCACCCTCTGCTAATGTCTTACTTGCATCTAACGCTCCAATAAACAGAAAGTTATTGTTGCCACTAGAGCTGGAACTATCATTAATAAACACATGAGTTATTGTTTGCGTTCCACTATCTGTCTTAGCTGCAAAATCAATTGCATTTGTATTCTTTGCAGTTTGTTGATTTGCTGTAGGCGATACCAGTGTCCAAGCAGTAGTTTGTACTCTTGCGTATCCACCAAAAGTTGCTTCTGTAACCGATACAGAACCTGCATCTGCCGACTCACCCGTGCTGTCATCAAAGTTTGAAACAGCAGTAGCCAATCCAACGTATATATTACTTCCTAATCCGTTTGAATTACCACTACCAAAGTTGGCACTGGATACTTGTGCATTATTATTAAATATAAAATTAAGTATCCTATGCTCTAAATAGGTAGTTGCTGCATTTGAGGTTGCCATAATTTATCTCCTATGTTCTTTGCCTACGAGGTAATCCTTGTCTATAAGCATCATTATTTTCTCTTGATTCACCAAAATCTTTTAAACGACTTACTTCTTCCATGAACCTTCTTTCATACAACTGTATAACATCTGCCTCTCCTTTCATAAAAATATACGCTTCTACAAGCGATCCGTAAAGTAAAGCATTAATTGCATTATCACTTAACCAGGAGGTTGTGGTATCACTTGATATTGATGATATAGCAGAACTATGAGAGGTTGTACTACCTGTTATTGTTTCACCACTAGTAAAACTAGTTGTAGGCACAATAATAGTTAATTTATTTGTACTATCGTTTTTACTTTTAATCGTAGCTGTAACACCACTAGAAGAACCTGTTATCGTCTCTCCTACAGAAAAACTTGATGCTGAAGAAACAGTTAATTCAACTGTGCTATCAGCTAAACTTGTTGGTCTGTAATAATAATGTAGCTCAACTGGGTAGTTGCTATTAGGTGTAGGAGATAATATAAAATTATCCACATCAAATCGTGCATAATATTTGGGGACACCTGTCACAGATGGATTAGGATGATATTCTTGAACAAAGTTCACATCTTTTTCTAATAGAAAAACTAAGTTACTTGAAACTGTTATTGATAAACTAAAAGGTGAAAAGAAATCTGTTGGAACAGACAAAAATCTATCTGAAGAAGTCGTAGCACTTGTTACATTTTTACGAAAAACTTCAAAGTCAATCATCTTAAAAAGACGATTTTCTGTAGATCGAATAAAGTTTCTTAAATTAGAAACAAAAGTTGTTTCATCATTCTCAGTATAATCTTGGATAGATGTTCTTAATGTTGTTAATGTATAACTCATTTAACTCTCCAACGTCACGGGTCCAGCAGATGCAATACCGCCACCACCTGTGGTATTACCTAACGTAGCTGTAGCAGTTACGCTTATAGTGTACCTATTTGTATCTACCACAGATTGAATTGTAAAGCCAGATGAACCTTGTATAGTAGCACTTGATATACCATCAAAAGGTGACACATCTCTAAAACGAACTGTGCTTGAAGCAGATCTTCCATGACCTGGTTCAGTTACTGTGACAGTTGTAGGACTGCTTCCACCACTTCCAGTTTTAAATGGATTGTGAGGTAAAATAACAGAAACAGATGGTTCCTCTCTATCTGGTCTAGCATCTTTAATTGCTTCAGCATCTGCTGTCTTTACTCGTAAATCTATTTGTGGATGTTTAGGTTCAAACTCATCTTTACCTACCAACAAGCCATTCCACTCTTTTCTCATATCTCGTAAACGATAACGAAACCCAGATCTGTCTGATATACCATAAGAGTTTTTGCCTGTAGCAAATCGTCCCATCAGACACTCAAGTATTTAATATCGGGTGTTAAAGTTAAAGCCACCTTATCCTCATCCTCGGCTGCTGCTCTTTGAAACTCTTCTTCATACACAGATTTTAGTAGCTGTGTTCTTTCTGGTGCACGTTTTATTGATAGATAGTACGAAAGACCTGCCACCATACAAGGTAAAAAACGAAAAGGAACATCTGATGTATTTTGTAGAGTATCCACATCTTGTATTCTTCTAACATAAAAATACTCTAAAGTATCTGTGCTATTTTCTGGAGTAGGCCACAAAAATATTTTAGGAGTAATTTGTCTATCAAAGTAATACTGTGAAGGTCTACCTGTTTGAGTTTTGTTTGGTAAGTTTAGATATTCACCTCTCGATATTTTTGACATACTAAAATCTGTGCCACTTCTTCTAAGAACAACCTCTAACAAATCTGTGTAATCAGAAGTAAAAGTATAACTAGATGTTCCGCTTGTAAGAGCTTGTGTCGCAGAATCTACTGTCCATAAGTTAAGTCCTCTATTTGCCCATTCAGAGAACATAATGTTAAGAGAACGTCTAGCTGTTCTTGCATCATAACCTGTTCTAACTTCAAGACCGCATCTTTCATACGCCTCTTCTACAATCTCACCTACATCTAAATCAAAGTCTCTTGAATCCGAAGTTGCCATTTAATCCTCATTATACAAATTATCAAAAATTTTATTTACATCTAGTGTATAGTCTAAATCAGATTTTGAATAATGTATATGCTGTGAAGGTAAAAAATCTGGTGCACCTTCACCTGTTTCAAACCATGCTGGATGTGTAACACGAACTCTGTTGTTTGGCAATGCTACGATATTACCTGTCCATTCACCTGCATCTAACAAATACATTACATGACTTTGTTTGTGTTGAGCAGGATCATCTGCTATCTCACTCTCTGTATAATCAACTGTAAATAAATATTTAGCTGGATAAAAACTACCACCTATTTTAGCTAACCAGGGACAAGGAGTTGCTCTGTCTAAAGTATATACAGCATGAGTATGTGAAGGACAATCCCAAGGTTGTGCATTGTATACATCCATAGGTACGGGCCATTCTTCTACTGGTATGTCAGCCATGAGTGCCGTTATAGGCATCCTTGCCCACATAGCACCGCCATGAACATTAGGGTCATCTGTATCATCTGTTTCTGAACCAGTGAATATCATTTGAAAGCTTAAACATCTATTAGGCATGGTTGTCACAGCAACAGCCATAGCATGTAAAAACTCTCCTTGGTATCTAAGATGATTACAGGTATATTCCCTTCTTACCCAACATTTGAAGTGAGGAATATTACTCTGTAAATAAGGCATTAAGCTTTAACTAACTTGTAACCTTTTTTCTTAGCAGCGGTTCTAATTGCAGAAAGAGTCATAACTTTACCGCCTTTTTTCATGCCTTTAGTTTTAACTTTACCGCCCATTCTCATACCTTTAGTTTTGACTTTACCGCCCATTCTCATGCCTTTAGCCATCATTTTACGAGGCTTAATTTGACCGCCTGCTCTATAGCCTTTTTTCTTCATTTTTCTACCTCCAGTAGTTACTTGTTTTGAAATATTTGAACGAGATATTGTCATTTAAACCAACCCATTGCTAGATTAGCTACAACGCCAACAACACCGCCCAACGCCATCATAACCCAAAATCCACCTCTCCACTTGTCAGCAGTAGCACGAAGTTGAGTTACATCTGTTTTAAGTTCTTTCATATCGTCTTGAATTGCTCCAACTCTTTCTTCTAATTTTGCCAAGCAAACTTCAAGTTCAGCCATCTTCATCTCTAATATTCTTTCCTAAGATAAAGAATTATTGTATATGTGTCACCACTTGCATGATTAACAGTTGTAAAGTTTATATCACCTGTTACACCAGATCCAGCATTGTTAGTTATACCACCAAATGAAGTATAATCGTGATGACCAGATTGATTCTCACCTAACTGAATAGCAAACGCATCTGTACTTGCATCAAAAAGAACACTAACTTTCATACCAGTGCATTGCCACCAG